TGCCAGTATCCTTTTTGCGTCGGACGTAAACGGGCCAGCATTGAAGCAATGCATATCTCATTTGATGAATCTGGCTCATGCTTTATCTGACTAATGGCATCCTCAATAAAGTTTTTATCGCCAGTGATAACGCCAATTTCAAAACGGGTCTCAGGCGTAGTGGAATTGAGTAATAACGTTTCCATTATCGCGTCCTCAACGAGTGAATTTAAGTAACTGCTCTACGGTCATATTTTTAATTGCGCCCGGATTTACAAGAGTCCATCCCTGTTTTTCCAGATAAAAGCGGAAGGTATCCAGGGTGCAGACCATTGCGCCGTCAGGAACGGTTTCAGTGAATTCGACATTGCCGAATTTGTCGAAGTGAACAACCAGAGTGCGTCCATCACCCGGAATAATTTTGTCAGCGGGTGGGGTATTATTCTGACGCAGCTCTGCCTCCATGCGGTCGAACTCAGCGATGTAGGCCTCTTTGAATGCGGCGGCTTTTTTGCCGGTGAAGCCCATTACCAGGAAAACGAAGCCGTTTTTTGTGATCTGATATGCGTTATAGGTATTGCCACGGTGCTCAAATTTAACCCGCGAAAAGTTGCTGGTTAAAAAGCGTTCAGAACATTCGAGGGATTCTATTTTTTGAACAACGTGGTGATGTTGCTTGCCAAAGAATTCTGCGATCGCAATAGACGTAGTGACAGCGCGACCGTTTTCGATGGTTACATCAGGGTGAGAAAGGGTAGGGATAGTAGCCATGATGGCAGCCTCGATAGTCAGTTTAAATAACTCACCACCAAGGTTTTCCACGACCATAAGGGTGGTGAGACGTACAGGGGTGGAAATACCGGCGACTACCGAAACCGGCCAGCCTTGCGGCTGCCCTGCACGCCCCACCATAATCTGAATGTGGCTGTGCATTACGCATAAAAAAACCGCCTGAGCGCGGTTATGCGCGGTAATCATCATCGGGTTTCCACGCCCGGCACCCGTTTTATGAGGTGCAGGTGCACTATAATTCCACCCGTTCTGGTTTTCAATAGCTACATTCAACATTTTCTCTACCTTTCATCACCGAAGTGAACTTTGTTGATGCGGTGCCTGGTGCCTCCAGGTGACGTTAACCAGTTAACAATTAACGCCGGAGTATTTCACCCATAACCCTGCCACGAAGGACAATAGCTTTTTAACTGTTCCGCGTGCGCTCAGCCGCATTCACCGCATCACAAAATTCATTTTAAAAAGGGCGGACATCAGCCAGCAATGAAACTGATGCCGCCAAAAGGTAATCAACATGGGTTGTTGTAGCGGGGTTGTCACTCAGGCGTATGGTCAACCTGACAACCCGGTGTCACCAGTGGGGGTAAGGAAAACCCCGCCATACTTACCGCCGCGCCATTTCGCGGAGTGCCACAACCGGAAGCGCACGTTCGACGAAAATTTAACGACAGGCTATCTATGAACCATAAACCTCGCCGTGCGCTTTCGCGTTATGCCCTGACTTTTCAGGGATATATCCTTTCAGTAAACTGTCTGTGCCGGATTCTTATCCGTGTCCGGCGCACGACCACACGTGACAGCGTGTTGGTCTCCATTTTTAACCCAGAACCTCAATGGAGGATAAAATGCCAAACAAGCCAATACATCCGCTTATTGAAAAACAGATTGAATGCCTGGTTAATCAACTCAGGCAATCAGGGTTATTAAAAACTCATTCAGAGCTAGGGCTCACAGAATCGGCATTCGACGATAAATTAAATAATGCGCTTTATAATGGCATCATTGATTACAATCGTGGCGCTGGTCGCCGTGGCCCTGCTGGTATAGCTTTGTAATTACCAGGTAATCCATAGCGGATAGTGTTCAGCATAAATATAGCTATACACATCCAGGTTGTATTTGCGGTCTGTCCTTAGCAGGTCGCAAATACACGCCGCAGCTTCCAGGGCAGCAGCTTTGTTGCTGAATAACCATGTGGCAACATTCCAGCTATTCTCTGTATCCCATTCTTTCGCAAGCGCTGACACACTGAAGGAGCCGTTGGTGTTGCCATCAAATAACTCTGTTTCCAGATTTTTAAGTAATGCCTGATGAACGTTTGCCAGGTATTCAGTCGGAATTTCGCCACGAATTCGGATAAGGTTGTCATAAACAAACATGTTTCCCGCATATGGCGATTTTTCTTTCTTGTTTTTTAAACCAGCATCATGAGCAAACTGATCAATTTCTTCTTCCGTTGGTTTCGTATTGATGTTTTGCGTTATCGTTTCTGCAATGGGCTTTGCTTTATTTTCTACACAATGATTGTTTGTGAACGAATCTGAATACAGTCCGGTAAAAGAATTGCGGACATGATTTGATAAATTTCTGATGAACACTTTATCTACTAATATCATTGGGTTCCGCGCCAGTTGCGAGCGAATCACATCAGCGGCCATTTCCTGTATTGATATTGGTAAATCTTTAAATTCCATCGTCAGCCTCATCAGTCAGTGTTTCTTGCTAACCAGCGACGTGCGCCAGTTTCGGTTTTAAACGTTTTGCTTTTGGTATACGTCATCGCGGTGAACGTACCGTCCTGGTTGGGGAACACGCCACATACCAGAGATTCGCTGTTGCCAAGATCGATAGTATCCATGCTGACCTCATTTCCCCTTAACGCCGGGGTAGCGGAACTGTTTGCTGAGAACACCGTGCGGTGTCTTGATGAGTAGAATTTAGAATAACCTAAGAATGCTGGTCAAGCTTTTTATGTAGAAAAACCTAAGTTTCTTGATGTGAAAAACACAAGTATTTGAAAGTTTGTGCTTTTTATTACAGAGAGTGGCGAAAAAAGGGGGGGTTATTTATTTGCGCTTCTTTTGCGAGCTTTGAGTAGTTCTTCAAAAAGTTTGTTGAAATTCTCAACTCGAGCACGCATCTCTGACAACAGAGCCTTTTGCTCTGACTCAGGCAGTGCGTCGAACAGTTGAAGCAACTCTTTTTGATCTTCTGTCAGATTGACTGGCTGATTATCTGGGATCGGTTCGCCTGGTTGCTTATCTTCATCTCCAAAAAGAAGCCAAGTCGGCGAGCACTGAAGCGCCTGGCTCAGTGCGAATAATCTCTTCCCCGCTGGCTGTGTTTCATCTCTTTCCCATTGAGAGATTGTTACGTGAGCCACTTTGACCAGCTTACCTAATGCGGCCTGAGACAGTTTTAATTTTTTACGCCTATATAAGAGGCGAGCACCGAAGGTTTCGTTTTTCATATTAGGTAATTCTAATTTTTCTTGACTTAGGTTTCTCTACGATCTAGTTTCCTTAGGAAAATCTAAGGAGTTCGATATGTTGAAAATTGATGCTATAGCGTTTTTTGGCAGCAAAACAAAGCTTGCCAATGCCGCAGGAGTTAGGCTGGCAAGCGTTGCTGCATGGGGGAAACTGGTTCCTGAAGGTCGCGCGATGCGTCTACAGGAGGCATCTGGCGGTGAGCTTCAGTATGATCCCAAAGTTTATGACGAATATCGTAAGACGAAGCGGGCAGGGCGGTTGAACAATGAAAATCACTCCTGAACAGGCTCGTGAGGCTCTGGATGCCTGGATATGTCGACCAGGTATGACACAGGAGCGGGCGACGATATTAATCACTGAAGCATTCTGGGCTATGAAAGAACGCCCGAACATCGATGTTCAGCGTGTCACATCTGAAGGTGGCGCGGTTGATCAGCGAGCGCTTGGCGTTAATCGAGTGAAGATATTCGAACGCTGGAAGGCTATCGACACTAGGGATAAGCGTGAAAAGTTCACAGCGCTAGTGCCTGCAATTATGGAGGCTATCCGGATTAGTGATTTCAGGTTGTATCGTGAGATCAGTGATGGAAAAAGTATTACGTATATGATCGCCGGGTTAAACAAAGAATATGGCGATGTGGTGGAGTCCGGGCTGCTTTTTGCGGATCCAGCTGTTGTGGAACGTGAGACTGACGAGCTTATAGAAAAAGCTATTGCTTTCAAGCACGCGTATCGTCAGCAATACCAATATTACTTTGCAGATAAACAAATGTCTGCCAGGAGTTCGTATGAGTATCGATGCACTACGATGGGCTAAAAAGGTGAAAACCGGCAGTTCATCCAGTAAGTCAGTATTGACCTGGCTTGCTGATATGTGCGGTGCCGATTTGTGTGCATACCCGTCTGTATCTGCACTGGCAGAAGTAACGGAACTGAACAAAAAGACTGTGCAGGACAGCTTACGACACCTGATGGAGATTGGGTTAATTGTTGATACCGGTGAGAGAAAAGGCCGAACAAAGCAAATTGTGGTGTACCGACTTATCGGTGTTGAAGAAAGTGTTGCCGAGCCTGAATACCCCCAAAAACGGGGGGCTTTAAAGGTGGGTAAAATTGGTACTGTTAATAAGAACAGTACTGAAAATGGTTATGTTTCAGCACAAAACAGACCCAAAAACGGAACTCTTAGATGCATGGAAAATAACCAAAGACACCCAAATTTTCCATCAAAGACACCCAAAAACGGATCACGGAACCCAAAGGAACCCAAAGATCTAAACCCCACACATAACTCACGCGAGAGTGCTCCGACCTGTGAGCAGGAAGTTTTGTCGTTACAGGCTGCACCCCCTGTATTCCTGGATGGCCTGAGCGAACCCATCGGAAAATTTCCGATGACCGATAGCTGGTATCCGTCACGGGATTTTCGACGACGGGCTGCGTTGTGGGGGATAGCTTTGCCGGAGACAGAATTTACACCTGCTGAACTTGCCGCCTTCCGGGACTACTGGGCAGCGGAGGGGAAAGTGTTTACGCAGATTCAGTGGGAGCAGAAATTCGCCCGTCACGTAAATCACGTCAGGGCGCAGGTTAAACCAGTCAGCAAGGGGGTAAACCATGCAGCAGCACCAGGTGGCACCGCATCACGGGCAGTTCAGGAAATTCGGGCAGCACGTGAGCAGTGGGAACGTGAAAACGGATTTATCAGCGACGGAAACGGCCTGGAAGCTGTGGGAACTCATGGGGGAGGTTTATTCGAACCGCTGGACCCAGAAGAACGGGGCCGCACCTTCGAAGCTCTGGATTGCACAGATTGGCGCGATGACTGAGCAGCAAATCCGACAGGTCTGCCGCCAGTGCATGGACCGCTGCCGGGCGGGTGAAACATGGCCTCCGGACCTGGCTGAGTTTGTGGCGCTGATTTCGGAAAGCGGAGCCAATCCATTCGGTCTGACGGTGGATGCTGTGATGGAGGAGTACCGCCGCTGGCGCAATGAGTCCTGGCGATACGACGGAAGTGATAAGTACCCGTGGTCTCAGCCTGTGCTGTATCACATTTGCCTCGAGATGCGTTCAAAGGGAATTGAGCGCCAGATGACCGAAGGGGAATTAAAACGGCTTGCAGAACGGCAGCTGACGAAATGGGCAAAGCATGTTAGTAACGGCCTGAGCGTTCCGCCAGTCCGGCGACAACTGGCGGCACCCAAACGCCCGTCGGGGCCAACGCCAATTGAGTTGCTGAAACAGGAATATGAACGCCGGAAAGCGGCTGGGTTTGTTTGAGTTGAGAAGTAATTTTTATCGGGAGGGAATTTATGGAGACTGTTTTTGACGCACTGAAAGCGATGGGAAAAGCCACGTCGGTAGAGCTGGCTGCGCGACTTGATGTCAGTCGTGAAGAAGTGCTGAACGAGCTGTGGGAACTCAAAAGAAATGGCGTCGTTGATAAAACTGGTCACACCTGGTTTCTGGCTGGCGAAGGTGAATCCTGGGTAACCGAAGAGCGGCCAGTAAAATCTGAAGCACAGGATATGCTGACCGGGGAGGTCGAACAAAAAGTTACCGCAGACATGATGATTGAGTTTATCGGTCAGGAGGGGGCTAAAACGTGTGAGGAGCTGGCGAGTAAGTTCGGTGTCAGTACTCGCAAGGTTGCTTCCACGCTGGCGGTGGTAACCGCAACGGGGCGGCTGGCACGCGTTAATCAGAACGGTAAATTTCGTTACTGCATGCCGGGCGATAAGTTACCAGCAGAGCCGAAATCCGTGCCGGTAACGGAAAATGATGGTAAAGCCTTTCCTCAGCCAGCAGGTGTTGCGTTACCAGTACAGGAGGCTGCAACACAGGAAGATATTAAAACAGAAACTGTGGCTGATATGGTGCAATCGTTGCCATCGTTTACTGAAACGCGAGCGGATGACCTGGTTTTACCATCGCTGCATATGGCAAACCGCGAATTGCGTCGGGCGAAAAGTCATGTCCAGAAGTGGGAGCGAGTCTGCGCCGCGCTGCGGGAGCTGAACAAGCACCGGGATATGGTTGCCGGGATTTGTCGGAAGTCCGGGCAATGAGCGGATGGTGCAGGCCTGAAATTATGATACTAACAATGAAGGTAAAATGCATCGGCAGTCTGATTGGTCGTAGTGAGGCGGCGGTCAGGATGAAAGCCCGGGTTAAGGGAATAAGCCTGATTCTGCGGGGTGATTTTCACCAGTCAACAAAATATCCGTAGCGCGATAACGGTCAAAAATCATGGCGCTGACACTTTTGTGCCACTGGAGATGACTGTACCTAAGTTCAGGGGATAAGAACACGTCCGGTGGGATGGTCGGGCCAGATTTAAAGGGCAGGTCATGGCTCCAGCCTGTACGCTGGCAATGGAGGCTGCCTGGCGGGAAATTGATATGGGAACCACGCCACTCAGGGATTTACTGCCGGCCCAGAGAATAAATTCCTGTTACGGTTACACCACTGTGATCTTGCAAGTGCAGGAAAGTAGGTCTACACGGTAACGCGAGTGCGTGTAACTTTTGATGTCATTTCCGTAGAAACACCGGACAAATTTTCGCTGACAGGTCATGCTGAAGGTATAAATCTGCAGATTATGGACAATTACGGATATCCGGCAAGAGCCGGAAAAAGCATGCCGTCTCTAATTCTCAGTGGAAGATGGACTTGATTATACTCATTGCATTGTCAGAAATAGTTATCCATTAAAGGCTGGCTATTCCAAACAGGATGTTGATTACAAAAATGTAATCAACATGTAAGGTTTATATTCTTCAATATGTGTATAATTTTCCTTATTTTGTTAACTTTAAATAACAAGCTATGCACGAGGTAAAGTCGGGTAAGTTTATCTGGATGTAATATATATTATTTATAGTGTTTATAACTTTATTTCATGATAACCAATAAAAGGAGCTTTTTATGAGGAACATAATGGCTGGTTTTTTAATATTCCTGTCTTCAGCTGCTTATGCTGATATCAATCTGTATGGTCCTGGTGGCCCGCATACAGCCTTGCTTGATGCAGCCAAACTTTATGCCGAAAAAACAGGTATTATAGTGAACGTTCATTACGGCCCACAGAACAAATGGAATGAAGATGCCAAAAAAAATGCAGATATCTTGTTTGGCGCATCAGAACAATCTGCTCTGGCTATCATTCGGGACCATAAAGACAGCTTCAGTGAAAAAGATATTCAGCCTCTTTATCTGCGAAAAAGTATTTTACTGGTAAAGAAAGGTAATCCTAAAAATATCCGGAGTATTGACGACCTGACCAGACCCGGGATTGGCGTAATTGTTAATGATGGTGGTGGTACCAGTAATACATCAGGCACTGGAGTCTGGGAAGATATTGCCGGACGTAAAGGGAATATAGAAACTGTCGCCGCAATCCGAAAAAATATTATTTTATATGCACCCAATAGCGGAACTGCACGTAAGGCTCTTGAGAATCAGCCTGGAGCAGATGTCTGGATAACCTGGGCTGACTGGGCAGCCAGTAATCCAGAAATTGGTGATGTCGTGGAAATAGCGCCAGACTACGTGATATGGCGTGATATGAACATTACAGTACGTCAGGATGCAAATGATGAAACCCGTCGATTTGCAGAATGGCTACAAACCGATGAAGCGGCGCCTGCATTCAAAAAATATGGCTGGACCAGGAAAGGCACTTGACATCCTCCACGTCCATCAGGACGTGGATTCTTTTTCCGGATGCCGCGCCAGCGGCATGTAGGGGCAGCTCACAAAACGGAAAAAATTGTACGCTAAGCATCGCCTATGGGAATTCCCATATCGGGCGAAAACGGTTTGCTGTAACGGCAGAGTTAAGTAGAATTGCTGCGGGTGCTTGAGGCTATCTGCCTCGGGCATGAACACCAACGGCAGATAGAGAAAAGCCCCAGTTAACATTACGCGTCCTGCAAGACGCTTAACATTAATCTGAGGCCATATCTATGCGACACATAGAGATTAGCCTCTTACGGACCGAAAGGTCAAGGAGAAGCAGGCTATGAAGCAGCAAAAGGCGATGCTAATCGCCCTGATCGTCATCTGTTTAACCGTCTTAGTGACGGCACTGGTAACGAGGAAAGACCTCTGCGAGGTACGAATCCGAACCGGCCAGACGGAGGTCGCTGTCTTCACAGCTTACGAACCTGAGGAGTAAGAGACCTGGCGGGGGAGAAATCCTTCGCCACCTCTGATGAGTCAGGCATCCTCAATGCACCCACACTTAACCCGCTTCGGCGGGTTTTTGTTTTTATTTTCAACGTGTTTGAAGTTCTGGACGGTGCCGGAATAGAATCAAAAATACTTAAGTAGCGCGCAGGGAGAAGAGGGATGGACCCCGAACAGGGGAGTGCTATTTATCTGGAAGGATTCTGTTGATGAAAATCGAAGAATTACGTGAAATTTTTAGTGAAGATGGCCTCTATACTGTGCGCGTTGAGAATGGCGCAATTGTCAGCCACTGCCGTATTAAATGTTTACAGTCTCAACAAAGGAAGAGTGGAGCTGCGTTAATTCATTTGGTGGATGGGCTTGTGACGGATGGTTTTATTTTGCGTGCAAATGAATTTGTCACATCGTTGCCGTCTCTGAAAGAAGCTGGGATTAAGGCTGGTTTTTCTGCTTTTGAAGATGAGTGAATTCATCTACAATTCAGCGCAGGGCTGAACCCCTGTTGAGTAACACTGTGCCACCGGAGAAAGCCGATGGCGCACGATACCAAATCACACAATTCTGATGATTCTGCCGTCTTTGCCAGCAGGCACGGGCGGCGTTCTCGCACTTTCAAATCTGACTGGTTCCAGCATGACCCATGCACTGAAGAACAGGCCGAGTGGCTAATTCAGTGCTACCGCAGACACGGATACGAGATTAAGAAAGCCCTCAGCCTCGATTATCGTCACAGGATAATCTCCGTCAGGCTTCCTTACTCTGAACGCCCACCGCGTCCGTCCCGCACATTCCAGCAACGCATCTGGAGGTAACGTGCGGGTATTACTTCGACCTGTTCTGGTACCGGAACTCGGGCTGGTGGTCCTTAAGCCAGGTCGTGAATCCATGCCGGTATTCCACAATACCCGGGTATTGGTGGAGCCGGAACCGAAAAGCATGCGTAATCTGCCGTCCGGGGTCGTTCCTGCCGTTCGCCAGCCGCTGGTGGAAGACAAAACATTGCTGCCGTTTTTCAGTAACGCACGGGTGATTCGTGCTGCTGGTGGTGCTGGTGCATTGTCTGACTGGCTGTTGCGCCATATTAAATCCTGCCAGTGGCCACACGGCGATTATCACCACAGTGAAACCGTCATTCACCGTTATGGCGCTGGCGCGATGGTGTTGTGCTGGCACTGCGACAACCAGTTGCGTGACCAGACATCCGAATCACTCGAGCAACTTGCTCATCAAAACCTGTCAGCATGGATGATTGACGCCATCGGTCACGCAATAAGCGGTACGCAGGAGCGTGAATTATCTTTGGCTGAATTATCCTGGTGGGCGGTCCGCAATCAGGTGGCGGACGCGCTACCGGAAGCGGTATTACGTCGTTCGCTGGGGTTGCGTGCGGAAAAAATCCGCTCAATGTACCGTGAAAGCGACATCGTACCGGGAGAGCAGACCGCCACCAGCATACTGAAGCAGCGCACAAAAAATCTTGCGCCGCTGCCTCACGCCCACCAGCAAAACCCGCCACAGGAAAAGACGGTGGTCAGCATTGCTGTTGATCCGGAGTCACCGGCTCAGTATCTCCAGCGCCAGAAACCACAACGGGAAGAGATGCCTGTATACACACGCTGGGTAAAAACGCAGAAATGCATGACGTGCGGTAATCAGGCAGATGATCCGCATCACATCATTGGTCATGGACTGGGAGGGATGGGAACAAAGGCTGATGATTTGTTTGTTATTCCGCTGTGCCGTAAATGTCATCACGAACTGCACGCCGGGGTAAAAGATTTTGAAGAAAAACACGGCAGCCAGCTGTTGTTGCTGATTCGTTTTTTAATGCACGCGAGAAATTCGGGTGTCCTGAAGTGGAAAGCATGAATGACTGAACGCATAGAATTTGTTTTGCCTTACCCGCCGACGGTGAATACCTACTGGCGACGTCATGGCAATACGTATTTCATCTCGGAAGCCGGAAAGCGTTATCGCCGTGATGTGGCGCTAATTGTTCGCCAGCAGCGGCTGAAATTAAATCTGTCCGGAAGGCTGGCGATAAAGGTTATCGCAGAGCCGCCGGATAAGCGCCGTCGTGATCTGGACAATATTCTGAAAGCACCGCTGGATGCGCTGACGCATGCGGGGCTTCTCATAGACGACGAGCAGTTTGATGAAATCAATATTGTGCGCGGTCTGCCTGTTCCTGGTGGGCGGCTGGGCGTGAAGATTTACAAAATTGAAAGTGAGTGAGCGTAAATATGATATACCCGGAAATTACAGGCAAAAGCGGTGAGCATTTACGCCTGAAAACGCTGGAAAGTGTCTGGCTCCAGGGGAAACTGCGTATGTGGGGGCGTTGGTCGTATATAGGTGGTGGCAAAACAGGAAATATGTTCAATCAGTTGCTGGCATCCAAAAAACTGACAAAAACCGCGATCAATGAAGCCATGCGCAAAATCAGGGAATCAGGGATTGATAAACCTGAACTGGAAGCATTCTTGCGTGAGATGATCGAAGGAAAGCAAAAAAGCTGGTTAACTCACTGCACTGATGCAGAGGCACTAAAAATTGATAGTGTTATAGGTGAAGTTCTGGCGGATCATCCAGGACTACTAAATGTCCTGAGTCAGCGTTATGTGGGGCGAGGGATGAGTAAGAGAAGGATGGCCGAGTTATTAAACGAACAGTACCCAGAGTGGGCGTTGATTACATGCCGACGTCGTGTTGATCAGTGGTTGCGTGTTGCTGAGTTCATTTTGTACTCACCTATGAGAGAAGCGTTCGATTATACTTAAAAAATCATTGCAAAATGAGCCACAAACTGCTTCAATTCCGGTACGCTTCGCATAGCTGTATCGCGAGGCGAATCAAGCGCATGAACTTTGATACAACCCGCCATTGAGCGGGTTTTTTATGTCCGAAAAACGGCAGAGAACATAAAACGTGCTGGTGGTTGCGAATACTGGTCTTTCGGCTTGTATTTTTGTAAATCGATATATACTTATCTTGTGACCAGTAATGTCAGGGCAATTGATATGAATGAAGCCTGTTCTGTTGTTTTTGTTCATTCCCCGTTTGTTGTGCTCTTTGAAGGAAAAGAGCTCTCTCTTGAAAGTGGTAGTGCACTTCTTGTCAGGGGGGGAGCTGGATCGTTATTGCCCTTTTCGGAATGTTTTCGGCGAATAAGTCTCAGTGAATCGACAATTAGCCGTTACCTGTTGTGTGGAGACGAAAAACAGGATGTAGTTTTAGTCCGGCAAATACCACGATATCTTTGCGTGAGTTTTCCCAAGGCAGAATTGATGGGCATCCTGATTGATTATCTTTGTGAGGAAAAGATTCATACGGACAATTTAGCGGAAATGCTTTCCTTTTCGTGTCTGGCGTTTTTCTCATCAGAGAAAATGTTTTCGTCGTTTCTGACCGCGTGTATTAGCAATATTAGTGACAGGCTTAGTGCATTGTTTCGTACGGACATTGCAGCAAACTGGACTCTGAGAGATGTGTCTTCGCGGTTATGTATCAGTGAAAGTTTGTTAAAAAAAAGACTGAAAGAAGAAGGCACCTGTTTCAGTGAGTTGTTGCTTACAGAGAGAATGAGAATGGCAGCAATGCTGTTGAATCAATCTCGTTGCGCCATCAACAGAATCGCTGCCCAGTGCGGCTATAATTTTACATCTTATTTTATCAGCGTATTCAGGAGTTATTTTGGTGTTACACCGGCAGGTTACAGGATGGCTGCATTCAATGAGATGAGTTTAAGTGTTACTCAAGAATAATTGAATTTTGCACTCATTGAAAACAGGCTCGCTGCGGCGGGCCTTTTTCATATCCGCGCCACGCCCGGCGCATATCAAAAACCACAGAGCCTTTCAGGGGTGAGCTTACGGGATGGTCAGTGTGACTTTCTCTGTGGGCTGGTCACCCCCGGGCGCAGGCTCACCCACTAAAAGGAAAAGTCACGATGTTTGGTATTTTCAAAAAGAAAACCCGCAAGGCCATTACTGAAGTGAAGAAGATGGAGAATCGCGATGCAGTGGAGGCGACCGTCTGGGGCGCGTATTCCATTGCATATGCTGACGGCACCTGTGACGCGAAAGAAATCGCGGTACTGGAGAAAACCATTGCAGCACTTCCTGCCTTTGCGCTGTTCTCGGGTGAGATTGCACAAATGAGTGCAAATATCCGCGCCCGTTATGAAGCATCGCCGCGTTCTGCCAATGCCGAAGCCCTCCGCCAGCTGGCTGATGTTGCCGGTACTGATGACGCTGTTAATGTGCTGTGCCTGTGTCTGGATATCGCTGACCAGGATGGTATTGGTCCGGATGAAGAAGCACAGCTCAAGAAAATTGCTCAGGCACTGCAGTTACCACTGGAGCAGTACCTGTGAAAAGTGCGCGTCTTGTGCTGGCTGCCATCCTGCTGTTTCTGGTAGTGGTGGTGGATTTTACCGGACGGCTGATGTCGGTACTGGCAGATGGTGTGCTGGTGGCGATGGCGCTGGTCGTGCTCCGGCCTTTATTCCGGAGCAAAAACAACGGCTGATTATTTGAGCGGGCATTTAAAGCCCGCTGCATTTTTATTGCTGCTGTTCCTTAATGCGTTCCGGTAGCACAAATGCCACTTCAAGGAACAACCGGAGAAACGCCACAAACTCTTTTGCCTGCTCATCACTGGCCTCGAGTTCGTGCACGGCTTCATTTCCTTCCATACGGATTCGGTGAGCCCAGTTTCTCATTGATTCCGTCAGTATGCCGTCCTGCCGTGCCACTTCAATGCGTGACAGCAGATTGCCTTTTTCGTACCCCAGGGCACGGAGGGCAACCTCGAGGACGCTACGGCAGCCAACAATAATACGCGGGGCAGTTCTGCCGGACCGAACATCCTCCTGCAACTCAGTGAAGACTGCGCGAATTTTTTCGGGATAGTGGGGGGAGTCATCGGGCAGCCTGAGTTCAGGATAGATTTTGATGCTCCCCTCAAGTGGAGCATTCAGCACCCAGGCTTTGTTGTTGATGGCTTTTTTCATGTCCACCAGTTCACTGACTGAACATTCGAATGCGATCATTAATGGGTTGTTGCATTCTGTGCAAAAGTCCGTTGAGTATGCTTTTGCTGATGTTATTTCAGAGGTACGCGGTTGTTGCATGTAAAGCTTGTTTTCTGTAGCCGGACGCCTGCTGTGGTACTGGGTGACCTCATTCAGAGAAATATGAACCTGATGAAGGCAGTACGGGCATTTAATTTTCAGGGAGTACATATGACCTCTTCGACAGAAGTGATAACTGAATTTGAAAATTGCATAGCAGATTCTGCCAGTGATTCTGTAGCAGCGATAGAACGAAGGTTTGCTGCTGCTCAGACCCGGTATGGTCATGATGCAGCCGTCAAGGGGCTGGCAATGGCGTTTGTTATTGCAGAGAACCGCCGTCGCTTTATTGAAGCGCAAATGACACTAAAGCAATAAATAGCACCACACAAAAGGCATCTGAGGGTGCCTTTGACGGGGTGTTTTTATGGGCCACTGGAGGCCCTTTTTTATTTACAGGAGAAAAAGTATGTCTGAACCCTTATCCGGTTCCGGCACGGCTGCGGCGCTCGGCGGGGCGACGGTATTCGGGCTGTTTACCGGAACGGATTTCGGGATTGTGTTTGGTGCGTTCGCCGGGGCGTTATTTGTGGCAACGATGCCGCAGGCGCTTTCAGCCTGGCGGGTGGCGGCGCATTTTCTGGTGTCGTTCATTGTCGGCGTGCTGGGAGCGCGTGTGCTGTCTGCCTGGATAGCGGCAAAAACAGGTTATGACGGCACATCGGCAGATGCGCTGTGTGCGGTGCTGGTATCGGTGGTGTCGGTAAAGATTCTGTCGTTCATCCACCAGCAGGATATCGCATCACTGGTGTCCGGCCTGTTCTCCCGCCTGCGGGGTGGAGGAGGCGGCAATGTTAAGTAACCTTCCCGGATTGCTGAATGTGGCGTTATGCACGGTTATCGTGCTGACGCTCTTTTTTTATCGTCGCCGTGATTCCAGACATAAACCGCTGATGTCATGGCTGGCCTGGCTGCTGATGCTGTTGTATGCCTTTGCGCCACTCAGCTACCTGTGTGGTCGTCCGTTAGCGGCGAACTGGCTGGCGGTGGGGCTTAATCTGCTGTTCTGCGTGCTGGTGATTCGTGCACGTGGGAACGTTTCAAAAATCCTTTCATTACGGAGGTGAGTATGTCGGGTAAATTCAGATTCAGCCGTCGGAGCGAGAAAAATCTGGAGGGCGTAAAACCACAGCTGGTTGCTGTCGTTCGCCGTGCGCTGGAGCTGACGGAGGTTGATTTCGGTATTACGGAAGGTCTGCGCACGAAAGAGCGCCAGAAACAACTGGTTGCAGAAGGCAAGAGCCAGACCATGAACAGCCGCCACCTGACCGGTGATGCGGTGGATGTTGTTGCCTGGGTTGGCAGCCAGGTGTCATGGGACTGGCCTCTGTACGAGAAAATCGCGCAGGCATTTAAGCAGGCCGCTACAGAGCTGGGAATCGCCATCGAATGGGGCGGGGACTGGAAAACGTTGAAGGACGGGCCTCACTTTCAGTTGAAACGATAAGTAAAGCAAAACCCCGGTTGTTGGAGCAATCGGGGCTTTGTGTTTATGGATTCATTTTGTGAATGCGCATGGGGATCATTCATGCCAGTAAAGCCTAACACGACGAAAGATAAATTTGGAGATGATCTGATGATAAAAGCAGAAACCACCCCGCAGGGGGCTGATGATGCCGCAAAAATCATCGCGGTATGCCGGGGCATCAGACATATACTGACGCCAGTTGCATGGATTATTTGTACTGCACTGGTTGCATACACAACAATTTATTTAAACAGATGAGTGCTGATTTTATTCGGGCAACGGCCTTTGCAATCCGCCTTGTGGCGGTCGCTGTTCTGATTTGGGCCGGGCGTTGGTGGTGATATGACGCGAAAACACTGGACACACAGAATGCTGCGAACGGCGGCGAAATGGGCACTGGTGGCGATACTGGTGCCTTTTTTATTGGCGGGATGCGTCAGCCTGGATAAGGCGCGCCAGATTTTCGATACAGTTTCTCTGGTCTGTGAAATTGTCGACAGTGTCCGACAGTGTATGCAGAACTGATCGCCTGTAGGAGCAGAATATTTTGCTGAAAAATGAAGGATGCGTCAGCGTCCGGAAAGCATGAAATTCTGTGTTTGTAGCTGCTCAATAAAATAAATTCTTTCTGTCGCCGCGAATACTCAAATGCTGATCAGTGCCCGGTGCGGCGACGGGCTTTGATATCGGGAGACGATGATGGAAAAAACAGAAAATAAACCGATTGTAATTGGTGCTGATGCTGCTCCGTTCAAGTTTGAGTTGTCTCAACTGGTGGAGATGCGCATCAGTGATGAATGGGGTGAGGTTAAAGCCCGCGCGCAGTATGCGGATGGCGAAAACCAGTACTTGATCCACTACAAAGCAGCTGATGGTCGCGCCATGACGGAGTGGTTTGGTGAGTCAATGCTGGAAGCAACAGAAGATGTTCGTCATCCTGGTTGTCCGGTATTTGCTGGTATGGAATTACCGAAAGGCGCGGTCGTTACTGAGTAACGGGCATTACAGCAGCCCTTTATGGTGAGGGGCTGCGATAATGCAGGTATTAGAGTGTGCGTAAATGATAATTGCTCCTATTTCCGCGGGTCCTTTCCATAACCTGAAACACCGGGGGACGGCAGACGCGCAAAAACGCGCTATTTATGAAAATTTTCAGGGAAAAAGCAGATCCGTTCTTCTTCTGGATAACCTGTTGTTTAATAGGACTTTCTTTAAAAAAAGAAAGGATCTGGCAGCGGTGATTTTTCGCTGAAAAAAGCGTTTTGAGATCCTTTCTTCTTTTTGTGAGGAATATGTGCCGTGAAGGTTAACAAAAAGAAACTGGCAGAGATTTTTGAGTGCGATGTCAGAACAATCACTGGCTGGCAAAGTCAGGGGCTGAGAGTTTTGTCGGGGGGAGGCAAAGGTATCGAGGCCATGTTCAATACTGCAGAAGCCATTGAGTGGTATGCGCAGCGGGAAAAAGATATCGAAAACGAAAAGCTCCGCAAAGAACTGGAAGATTTGCGTGCGGCTGCAGAATCAGATTTACAACCCGGCACCATTGACTATGAACGCTACCGGCTCACCAAAGCACAGGCTGACGCACAGGAGATGAAAAATGCCCGTGAAGAAGGGCTGGTGCTGGAAACGGAATTGTTTACCTTCATTCTGCAACGTGTGGCACAGGAGATTTCGGGGATACTTGTACGTGTGCCGCTGACATTACAGCGTAAATATCCGGATATTTCACCGTCACACCTTGATGTGGTGAAAACTGAAATCGCGAAAGCCTCCAATGTTGCAGCTAAAGCCGGTGAAAACGTGGGCAGGTGGATTGATGATTTCAGACGCACAGAAGGCAGCTAATGCAGCCGGTGCGATAGCTACAGGGCTTTTATCTCTCAATATTCCGGTTCCACTGACGACGGTTCAGTGGGCTGATCAACATTATTATCTGCCGAAAGAATCTTCATACACTCCCGGACAATGGGAAACCCTGCCGTTTCAGGTTGCCATTATGAACAGCATGGGAAATGACCGGATCCGCACCGTTAATCTGATTAAATCGGCGCGCGTTGGTTACACTAAAATGCTGTTGGGGGTGGAGGCTTATTTTATTGAGCATAAATCCCGTAACAGTCTGCTTTTTCAGCCAACAGATTCTGCGGCAGAAGATTTCATGAAATCTCATGTTGAGCCAACGATCAGGGATGTCCCTGCATTGCTGGAGCTGGCTCCATGGTTCGGAAGAAAACATCGTGACAACACGCTCACTCTGAAGCGTTTTTCCTCCGGTGTGGGGTTCTGGTGCCTGGGCGGTGCCGCAGCTAAAAACTACCGTGAAAAATCTGTGGATGTGGTCTGCTATGACGAACTCTCCTCGTTTGAACCGGATGTGGAAAAAGAAGGCTCGCCGACGCTGCTTGGCGATAAACGTATCGAAGGCTCGGTATGGCCTAAATCCATACGTGGCTCAACGCCGAAAATTAAAGGCTCCTGCCAGATTGAGAAAGCCGCGAATGAATCTGCGCATTTCATGCGGTTTTATGTCCCTTGCCCTCATTGCGGGGAGGCTCAGTATCTGAAGTTTGGCGATGATGCGACGCCGTCTGGCCTGAAATGGGAGAAGGGTAAACCGGAAACGGTGTATTACCTGTGTGAACATAATGGCTGTGTGATCCGCCAGTCGGAACTTGATCAGACCGACGGGCGCTGGATTTGTGACAATACCGGGATGTGGACGCGCGACGGCCTGGCATTTTACAGCGCCGGTGATGAGGAGATGCCGCCACCGCGCTCCGTCACTTTCCATATCTGGACGGCGTACAGCCCGTTCACCACCTGGGTACAGATTGTTTATGACTGGCTGGATGCACTGAAGGATCCGAACGGTGTCAAGACGTTTATTAACACCACGCTCGGGGAGCCCTATGAAGAGGCCGTGGCAGAAAAACTGAGCTTTGAGTTGTTGCTGGAAAAAGTCTGCCACTATGGCGCGCAGGTTCCCCTGCGGGTGGTTTACCTGACCGCCGGGATCGACTCCCAGAAAGATCGCTACGAAATTTATGTCTGGGGCTGGGCGCCTGGCGAAGAAGCTTTTCTGATTGATAAGCAAATTATCATGGGGCGACCGGAAGACGAGGACACCCTTAAACGTGTTGATGCGGTGATCCGGAAAAAATACCGCCATGCTGACGGTACTGAAATTTCCATTTCCCGTGTCTGCTGGGATACCGGTGGTATCGACCAGGACATTGTGTATCAGCGTTCCAGGAAACACGGCACTTTTTTTGTGCTTCCCATAAAAGGGGCATCGGTGTACGGCAAGCCGGTGATCACCATGCCCAAAAAGCGCAACCAGCGTGGTGTGTTTTTGTGTGAGGTGGGCTCCGATACCGTCAAGGAAATGCTGTACGCCCGTTTTGCCCTGCCGGTGGTATCTGCCAGTGAAGCCGCCCCGTATACCTTCCGTTTTCCGGATAACCCCGACATTTTTTCGGAAGAAGAGGCGCGTCAGATCGTGGCGGAAGAGCTGGTGGAGAAGGTGGTTAATGGCAGGGTGAAACTGCTGTGGGATAAAAAAGGGCGACGCAACGAAGCCCTCGACTGCCTGGTATATGCCTATGCTGCCCTGCGCGTTTCGGTACAGCGGTGGCAACTGGACCTTGAAGCGCTGGCGAGAGCACGAAGAGATGAACAGGATGAGGATGATATGAGCATGGAAGAGATCGCGGCTGCACTGAGTGGAGGATAAGTGATGATTTATACGCATGAGATGCTTTGTGATGCCCGCCGGGCATTACATGAACTGATGATCGGACGTGCTGTGGTTTCTGTCGGCAGGAACGGACGGCAGGTTCAGTATTCGCGGGCGACGATTGGTGAACTGCGGCAATACATTGAAGAGCTGGAGAGTGCGCTGGGTGTGTCCGGACGGCGTCGCGGTCCGGTGGGAGTGAGGCTGTGAATGTGGAGTTGATAGATGTTCACGGACAGCCCCTGCGACAGAGTATGGGATATTCCGGTGGCGGCTCCGGATTTGGTGGGCAGCTTGCGGAATGGCTGCCTGCACCGGAAAGTGCCGATGTGGCGCTGTTGCCTTCCATTCAGCTGGGTAATGCCCGTGCGGATGATCTGGTCCGTAATAATGGCATTGCCGCGAATGCTGTGGAAATCCATAAAGACCATATCGTCGGACATATGTTTCGCCTGAGCTACCGACCCAACTGGCGCTGGCTGGGGATGTCAGAAGCTGATTCGCATGCCTTTATTGAAGATGTGGAGGCGGCGTGGATGGAATACTGCGATCCGGTGTTTGGCTCGATGGATGTGGAAGGACGTCGCTCGTTTACCGAATTTATTCGTGAAGGGGTGGGGGTCCATACTTTTAACGGTGAAATTTTTGTCCAGCCTGTATGGGATGCGGAATCCACGTCATTATTCAGAACAAAATTCAAGACCATCAGTCCGAAGCGCGTCAGTACGCCCGGTTATGGCATCGGCGATCGTTTTATGCGTGCCGGAGTGGAAATCAGCCGGCACGGAAAGGCGATAGCCTACCATGTTCAGGATGATGACTGGCCGGGTTACAGTGTCAGTAACTGGACACGGATTACGGCGACTCTGCCCTCCGGAAGACCGGGCATGATCCATGTGTTTCAGCCGCAGGAGGACGGGCAGACGCGCGGGGCAAACCAGTTTTACTCTGTCATGGAGCGCCTCAAGATGCTCGACACACTGCAGGCCACGCAACTGCAGTCGGCGATGGTGCGGGCGATGTATGCCGCGACGATTGAATCCACACTGGATTCGGAAAAAGCATTTGAATATATCGCCGGGGTGGGGGATGACAGTAAAAACCCGCTGAAAGCCATCATGAAAGGCTATGCGCACTATTACGCCATCAATGGGGTAAAGATGGGAGGGGTTCGTATTCCGCATCTTTATCCGGGGGATTCACTGAATCTGCAGACGGCACAGAATGCGGATAATGGGTTCTCTGAACTGGAAAAGGCGCTGTTACGCTACATCGCAGCCGGACTGGGCGTGTCCTATGAACAGCTTTCCCGTGATTATTCACAGGTCAGTTATTCCAGTGCCAGGGCATCCGCCAATGAGTCGTGGCGGTATTTTATGGGGAAACGAAAATTTGTGGCCAGCCGTCTGGCGTCACAGATGTTTGCCTGCTGGCTGGAAGAAGCCCTTATTCGTGGTGTGATCCGCCCACCGAAATCCCGTTTCTCATTCTGGGAGGCCCGTTCCGGGTGGTGCCGTGCCGAGTGGATTGGTGCCGGTCGCATGGCGATTGATGGCCTTAAGGAAGTGCAGGAAGCGGTGATGCGTATTGAAGGTGGTTTAAGCACGTACGAGAAAGAACTGGCCCTGATGGGCGATGACTATCAGGAGATTTTCCGCCAGCAACTGCGTGAAAGCCAGGAGCGACAGGCGGCTGGTCTTCCCCGCCCCATCTGGATAAAGGACACGTTTCAGCAGCAGATCCGACAGACAACGGGAGAGAAAGGCGATGCGTCGTAATTTATCGCATATTGCCGCCATGGCATTTAATGAGCCGCTTTTACTGGAACCCGCCTATGCGCGGGTTTTCTTTTGCGCGCTGGGTAAAGAGATGGGGGCCGGCAGCCTTGCAGTTCCTCAGCAGGCTGTTCAGCTTGATGCTGATGGTATGCAACTGGCTGTGACTGACTATATGGCGGGCGGTCAGCGTCCGGCAAAGAGTTACCAGGTGAAGAATGGCATCGCCATTCTGCCGGTGAGCGGCACGCTGGTGCATAAACTGGGTACCCTGCGGCCTTACTCTGGCATGACAGGCTATGACGGTCTGACTGCTCGTCTTCAGATGGCGGTGAATGATCCGGATGTGCGCGGCATTTTGCTGGATATCGACAGCCCGGGCGGTCAGGCAGCCGGGGCGTTTGACTGTGCTGACATGATTTACCGCCTGCGGGAACAGAAGCCCGTGTGGGCGCTGTGTAATGACATGGCCTGTTCAGCCGCCATGTTGCTGGCGGCAGCCTGTACGCGTCGGCTGGTCACGCAGACGGCAAAAATTGGTTCGATTGGCGTGATGATGGCGCACACCAGTTACGAGAAACAACTGGCACAGGAAGGGGTGGACATCACGCTGATTTACTCCGGGCAGCACAAGGTTGACGGCAACAGTATTCAGGCATTGCCGGCAGGTGTGCGTGCAGATTTTCAGCGCCGTATTGATGAGGCCCGCCGGATGTTTGTCGACAAGGTGTCGCTTTATACGGGGCTGAGTTCAGAGGCGGTGATGAATACCGAGGCTGCCGTTTATGACGGTCAGGCAGGGATTGATGCAGGCCTGGCTGATCAACTGATTAATGCTGCAGATGCCGTTGAAGTGATGGTTTCTGCAATAAATAAAGAAATTAATAGAGAGGTAAATATGTCGCAAACGAATGTTTCGATCATTGAGGCTGTGGCCCAGGAAAATCAGCGCGTGATGGAGATCCTGAATTGTCAGGAGGCGAAAGGGCGCGAGCAACTTGCGCAAATGCTGGCAGGTCAGCCTGGAATGACGGTAGAGCAGGCGAAAGCGTTCCTGGCTGCTGTGCCTGCTGCCAGTGTGGCAAATACAGGTGATCAGATTATGGGGCTGCCGGAAGCAAAGGGGCGTGAGCAACTGGCACAGATGCTGGCAGGTCAACCGGGGATGACGGTGGAGCAGGCGAAAGCGTTTCTGGCGGCAGCCCCTGCTGCCGGCACAGGCGATCAGATTATGGCGTTACCAGAAGCAAAAGGGCGTGAACAACTCGCGCAGACGCTGGCTGAACAGCCGGGAATGACCGTTGACCAGGCCAAAACGTTACTGGCGGCGGCACCGGTTGCTGGTTCTGCAAGTGTCGGCGATCAGATTATGGCGCTGCCGGAGGCGAAAGGGCGCGAGCAACTTGCACAGGCACTGACAGAACAACCTGGAATGACGGTGGCGCAGGCGAAAACGCTGCTGGCAGCCGCGCCGGTGGCATCGCAACCGTCACAGGAAACACTTTTTGATCGCTTTATGGCACAGCATGCTGCCAGTGCGGTTTCCGGTGGCGGAACTGCCGGGCGCGGGGAGGAAGACCTGCTGATGAGTATGCCGTAAGCGATATCCGGAATTCAGATAAATCAGGAGACTGAAAAATGATTAAAACCACCACGGAAAAGCGCGCGGATGTGAACATTTTTGCCGGAAGCGATCCGGCGCATACCGCAAAAGCCACCAGTGGTATCAGTGCCGCCACGCCTGCACTGACGCCACTGATGCTGGATGACGCCACCGGTAAACTGGTGGCATGGGATGGTCAGAAAGCCGGAACGGCCGTGGGGGTGCTGACTCTGGCGCTTGCCGGAACAGAACCCACGCTGACGTACTACAAAAGCGGTACGTTTGCCAGTGAGTCGCTGGTCTGGCCTGACTCTGTGGATGCGGTGAAAAAAGCCAACGCGTTTGTGGGAAGTGCCATCAGCCACGCCTGATGGTGAAGTGATTAACTGAAAAACGGGTCGCGATGCGGCCCGTTTGTGTTTCTGAAGGAAAATAAATTATGGGGTTATTTACCACGCGTCAGTTACTCGGGTACACCGAGCAGAAAGTGAAATTTCGTGCGCTGTTTCTGGAGCTGTTCTTTCGTCGCACGATCACTTTCCATACTCAGGAAGTCATGCTGGATAAAATTACCGGCAAAACACCGGTTGCGGCGTATGTGTCTCCGGTGGTGTCAGGCAAAGTGCTGCGCAGCCGTGGTGGTGAAACCCGTGTGTTACGTCCTGGTTATGTAAAACCAAAACACCGCTTTGATTATCAGCAGGCAGTGGAACGTCTTCCGGGAGAAGATCCGGCCCGCCTTAATGACCCGGCTTACCGCCGTTTGCGTATTCTGACGGACAACCTGAAACAGGAAGAGCAGGCGATTGTGCAGGTGGAAGAAATGCAGGCGGTCAGTGCCGTTCTGCAGGGTAAATACACCATGAGTGGCGAGCAGTTTGAAACGGTGGAAGTGGATTTTGGGCGTTCTGCCGCCAATAACATTACGCAGGCTGGCGGACGCGAATGGTCACAGCAGAATGCTGACACCTTCGATCCGACGCATGATCTGGATGCGTACTGCGATTTCGCTTCCGGCACCATCAATATCGCGATTATGGACGGCACGGTCTGGCGTATGCTGAACGGTTTTAAACTGTTCCGTGAGAAACTGGATACCAGCCGCGGCTCCAAATCTGAGCTGGAAACCGCACTGAAAGACCTGGGCTCCGTGGTTTCCTTTAAAGGTCATTACGGCGATCTGGCCATTGTGGTGGCGAAGACAACGTATGTTGACGAAAACGGGGATGAACAGCGTTATCTGCCGGAAGGTACACTGATTCTGGGGAACACTCAGGCGGAGGGCGTCCGTTGCTATGGCGCAATCCAGGATAATCAGGCGCTGAGTGAAGGGATCACCTCTGCAACGCGTTATCCGAAACACTGGGAGGTTATTGGCGATCCAAGTTGTGAATATACCATGACGCAGTCTGCGCCGTTGATGGTGTTGCCGGATCCGGATGCGTTTGTGGTGGTTCAGGTGAAATAAGACGGGGCGGGATATTCCCGCCTTTTTCTTTAGCGCACGGGAGAGATGTGATGACAAAAGAGCAGATGACTGAACGTTTGCAGGAACTGGCAGTGATTCTGGGGCGTGAAGCAGATATTTCAGGTTCAAAAGCCGATCTTGAGCAGCGCCTGGCGGAATGGGAAGAGGAGGCCGCCGGATTCGATGGGGAGGAAACAGGGAAGGAAGAGGTGGGCAACGATGCATCCGGCGACGGAATGCATTCTGAGCGGGGACTCGCCCGGGTGCGTATGCTGAAAACGGCGCATATGCCAGCCTGTGATGCTGTGACGGGAAAAATGTTGATGTTTGCCCGGGCCTCGAGTGTTGTGCTGGTTAATGAAGCCGCAGTTCCTGCGTTGCTGGCGGACGGTCTGGCAGAAAAAATCCGGGAGTGATGATGTTCGATAATCTGTTCGATCAGGCCATGAGTGATGCGGATGACATCATCCTGGATACGATGGGGACGGAAATCAGCATATATCCGGGCGGCACGGAAAGAAGAATCCGTGCCGTTTTTGATGCCCCGGCAGATAACACCGGGATGAACACTGGCAGCGGCGAAATTCGTGATACTGCGCCCGTGTTATTTACCCGGAGCGCATGGGCCGCCGGTCTGAAAAAATATGACAGGGTCATGATCCACGGCGAACCCTATCAGGTAGTCGATCCCGGCTGGGATGAGTCAGGCACTGCGGGTCAGGGGGTGATTACCATCACCCTTGCGCGTGGAGAGCCGGGGAGAAATACACCTGCTGCACCGGAACGACCGAGTAAACGTTATGGCAGTCAGAGAGCATGAACGAAGCAGTGCCCGGCAGCGACGGCTGGCACGAAACCTCGTCGTCGATATTGATGAAGATGAGGTGCTGAAAATTATCGCTAAACTGGGTGGGTCAAAAAGTCAGATCCGTAAAGCCTGGGGCGTGGCGCTGAAAAGAGCCGCGTCTGCACTGCGGATGAAGGCCATGGCAGAGTTTAAAAAACAGGTTGCCCCACGCAGTCAGAAAATGATCGGAAGGCGTGTGCTGCGTGATTTGGTCATTCGTAGAAACGGCGATGAGTTTGACGAGGCAAAGGTATGGTTCGGCCTGAACGCCATCAAAGTACGCGATCTGCGGGGACGCATCAATGGTGGACGACGCGGCGAACGCCATCAGTTGCGTGATGAGCGGGGACGTTTTGCTCCAGCTTCACGCAGCAGGAAGGCGAGGGAGATCCGTTTTAAACCTGCCGGTGAGGCAATACCGGTCACCACCTGGTCAGGTGATGAGGCCTTCATTAATGAATTTGAGTCTGAAAACCGACGCGGACGCATTTCACGGCGTAAGACTGTCCTGGTCCGGCAGGTATCAGGACGACGAAGGGTACGTGAAGCGGAAATTGATATTTACGAAGCCATGCTGAACCGTATAGAGGATTTTGTTTTTCCGGATGCGGAAGCACTGATCCTGAAAAATTTTGAGCATGAACTGAAATTCCGGGTATTTAAGGGGCTGGAGTGATGGAGCCATTAATGATGGGAGCCTGGCATCAGGCGGTGATTGACAGTCTGAAACAAATTCCCTGGGTGGAAGATGCCGATGAGTACCCGGAAAAAGTCACTCAACTGGTGACGCCTGCCGTGTTTGTTGATGTGCCCGGCTGGGACAAGGCCCGGTTTGCCGACGGGCAGACACGGGTCACGCTGAAATGCGATCTGTTTGTGGTGACAGACCGGGCCGGGAAGACGGAGAACGTGCCAAAACCGCAGATTTTTGCCCGTTGTCTGGCGATGGATTTGTCTGACTGGATTGAGGGAGCTACGTTCGGGCTGGATAACGTTGATCCGGCTGTTTTTATTGATGCTGAGGTGGATACCTTCGACCGGCTTCTGGATGACTACATCGTTTTCCGTGTTTCTTTTGAACAGGATATCCCTGTCGGGGAAGATCCGTTTGCGGTTCCGGCAGGTGCGCCGTTACAGGAAGTCTGGCTGGGGAAAGTACCGGAAACCGGCAAAAAACATGTGCAGGATTATCGTCTTATCTGGAAAGCGGAGGGCACCGGCGATGAGTCTGGCGGATGAAGTGGCAGAGTTACGCCGCAGGGTGGCGAATATAGTCCTGCGCGGCGTGGTGGAGGAGGTGATCCCGGGGAGTCCGGTGATGGTCCGGGTGGATATCGGGGATGTGCTTTCGCCGCCGTTGCCCTGGATTCAGGTGCAGTCCGGGCGTTACATGCAGGTCAGTAATTACCCGGCTCCCGGAGATGCGGTCACGGTGATATCGGAAGCGGGCGATCTGCGTAACGGTCGTGTGTATCCGGGGGCGAATATTGACGCCATTCCTGTACCGGCGGGCAGCGAATATGAGCATGTTATTTTGTTTGATACCGGCACGGAGATCCGTTACGACCGTCAGGCTAATGCCCTGTCCATCACGCTGGCTGAAGGTGGCAGCTATAAAATTACCGGCAGGGGAACGCTGGACGGTCCGGTGAAAATCACGGACACCCTGACCGTACAGGGTAAAGCAACCATGAATGCTGAGGCGGTGGTTAAGGCGGATCTGATGGTCGGCGGTGAGGTTTCTGATCATTACGGAACGATGAGTCAAATCCGGCTTGTCTATAACGGTCACAATCACCGGGGCGACAGTGGTGGCAGCACCGGACAGCCTGGCCAGCTAATGTAATTTCCTTTCAGTTTTTTCCGGAATAAACAACATGATTGGTATTGATTCAGCCACCGGCAGATATCTGCACGGTAATGAACATCTGCGCCAGTCCGTTACCGATATTCTGTCAACGCCGGTCGGCAGCCGGGTACTTCTCAGGGAATACGGCAGCAGGCTGTTCAGTCTGCTTGATAACCCGCAGGATGATTTCACGCGGGTGAGGATTGTTCGTGAAACGGCAACCGCCCTTGAACGCTGGGAACCCCGTCTGACCCTTCGCCGGGTGGAGGTGACGTGGACCGGAGAAGGAAGCGCCTGGCTGACGCTTGTCGGGGTGAATAACGAAACACAGGAAACGATTCGACTTGAGGAGATAAAAATTGGCAACGTCTCAGGCAATCATTGATCTGTCCGCGATACCGGTACCGGATGCGGTGGAGGTACCGGACACCGCTGTGCTGGTCACTCAGATAGTGGCGAAGTATCAGGAGCTGGACACGTTATTTTCGGCCCTGGTGGAATCCGATCCGGCGTATAAATGGGCGGAGGCGCTGGCTTTTCGGGTGGCGCTGATGCGCCAGCAGGTCAATGATGCCGTCCGGGCCGTACTGCTTGCCAGTGCCCGTGGGAACGATCTGGATCAGGTTGGGGCGAATTTTCAGGTACAGCGTCTGGTGATTACCCCGGCAGATGACAGCACCATCCCGCCCACGCCGGCGGTGTATGAAGATGATGACGCTTTTCGCGAACGCATCCAGTTGTCATGGGCACGACTCAGCACTGCAGGCGCGAAAAACGCATACCACTATTTTGCCCGGAGTGCCGATCCTGATGTGCTGGATGTGAAAGCCTACGGGCCGGAAACACATTCACAGGAAGGGCGTGTATTTCTTTATGTGTTATCACGAACCGGAAACGGTACGGCATCACAACCCCTGCTGGATAAGGTGGCAGCGTCAGTTAATGATGATGAAACCCGTCCCCTGACGGATTTTGTCAGTGTCCGTGCGGCAGAAATTATTCCCTACGATGTGGTGGCGGATATTCATATTCCCTACGGACTGGATGGTGAACTGGTAATGGCAAATGCCCGCAAGGCGCTGCAGTCATACACTGACAGCGTCCACCGGATTGGCTCGGTTGCATCCCGTTCTGGCATGGATGGTGCCCTTCACCAGACCGGGGTGATTACGGTGAATCTGACCTCTCCGGGCAGTGATATCGTTCCTGCGATGGGGCAGGCACCGTGGTGCCGTAAGGTGACGCTGAACAAGGTGGAGACAACCGATGAATGACGATATCAGGAGCATACTGCCGGTCAGTGCCAGCCGGGCAGAGCGGGTGGTGGACTGTGTCGCCGGAGATATGCTGTCAGACATAGCGGTCTGCCTGATCCGCTATGTTAAAAATCCCGATTTATGTCCTGCTGAATTGCTGCCATGGCTGGCCTGGGAAATGGCGGTGGACACCTGGAATGAACACTGGACGGAGGCGGAAAAACGGTCTGCGATAAAACGTGCTGCTTACATCCACCGCCACAGAGGGACTAAAGCGGCGCTGATAGCATCGCTGGCTGACAGTCCCTTCCGGTCGAAGATTGTTGAGTGGTATGAGCAGACCCCACCCGGGGAGCCGTATACCTTTCGTCTGAACGTGGAGCAGAAGGATTTACCGGTGCTGATGAATGATCATCAGGATCTGAAGCATGCGGTACTCCGTGCCAAAAATCTGCGCAGCTGGTTCAGTATTCACGTTTACGGGAACAGCACAGGGCGGGTATTTGGTTACGGCTATGTGATGGCGACAGAAAAAATCAGAAGTACTGGTGTGATAACAAAGACAGTGCCCACTGGCGGGCAGAGTGAGGCAGGAGTATGAATGGACTGATTCTGACAACGTCCGGCGCTGCAGAAATTGAAGCAGCATATCAGAACGGGCAAACCGTGACCGTCCGGCATGTTCTGCTTGGTGACGGGGGCGGGCGGGCATTGCCTTCCACGCCGGATGAAATGGCAGCAATGACATCGTTGTACGGCGAATTCGGGCAGGAACCCTTTTCCGACGGTGCGGTGGAGGAGGGCTTCATCAGCGGGGATATTGTGATTGACTGTAAATCATACCCCGGTAAAACCCTTCGTGAACTGGGGATGATCAGCGACAGAGGTACGCTTATCGCGTACGGACGTTATCCCGACACCTTTTTACCAGACCAGACGGACTCCGTTATCAAGGAAGTTATTCTGACGCTGGTTCTTGGGCTGACGCACGCACAAAACGTGGTGCTGGAAGTTGATCCGGACAGGGCAATTATTACTCAGGAAATCGGAGACAGACGCTATCTGCAACGAAAAAAGAATCTTTCGGATGTGGAAGACAGTGATGAGGCTGTTGAAAACCTCGGATTAAAACCCACGGTGGACAAGGCAAAAAATGCCGTTCAGCGTGATGGCGACACCATGAGCGGGGAACTGAAAATCCGTGGTGTTAATGCGCTGAGGATTTTCAACGAAGCATTTGGTCTGATTTTTCGTCGTTCGGAAGAGTTCCTGCACCTTATTCCTACCAGTGAAGGTCAGGGCGAGAATGGCGATATTGGCCCACTGCGACCGTTCAGCATTAACCTGCGGACGGGTGAAATATCCATGTCGCATAAAGTGTCTGTTGGCGGCGGTTCTCAGGTCAATGGTGCGCTGGGTATCGGCGTTCAGAACGCACTGGGCGGAAACTCAATTGCTTTCGGGGATAACGATACCGGCCTGAAACAGAATGGTGACGGCCTGCTGGATGTTTATGCCAATGGTCAGCACGTATTCCGTTTTCAGAATGGCGCGTTACAAAGTAACCAGGCAGTGAATGTTTCAGGGCGGGTAACACCGTCAGACTACGGAAACTTCGATGCACGTTACGCAAAAACAGGGGCCAGTATCACTTCTGTAAGGCTGGGGTCAAGACAAAGCTACTCCCCCGCAGGTAACTGGTATACCTGGACGCAGGACCTTGGTAGCGGAAACGTCATGACCGGGATAATCGTTCAGGATACTGGCGACAATTCTGCAGATAACATTGGTGGTATTTATTACCGGACCATTCAGTATTGTGTGAATGGTACCTGGATGAATGTATCGTCGATATGAATTCGCGTAAAAGAACGGTAAACACCATGATAAACATTAAAAACTTCAGAGAATACACACCGGAAAATCCACCAGTAGCGTGGGCGTTATATCTCATCAGTGAGGATGGTCAGGACTGGTATGAATGCCAGAAACAGTTTGCGACGAATACATACAAAATCATGTATGACAGTAATAACATTGTCCGCAGCATTACAACCGATGTTTCTGCGCTCTGTCCACTTAATGCAAGTGTTACCGAACTGGATGTACTTCCTGATGGTGTGAATATTGATGGTGGATGGTATTACCAGGACGGCGAAGTGCTGCCTGTGCCAGTGGATTATGTGGCCAAAGCAGAGGCAGAACGTCAGCGTCTGCTGATGACGGCACAGGATATCACATCCGGTTGGGCTACCGACCTGGCGCTGGGCATTCTCAGTGATGAAGAAAAAGAAAAACTGAAAGTCTGGCGCATTTACGCGAAATCGTTGCAGGCGTTGGATTTCAGCGCAATTGCAGACAAGACTGCTTACGACAATATTGGCTGGCCGGAGCAGCCACAAAATACCTGAAAAAGAAATGAATCATCAGACCGCCTGAGGGCGGTTTTTTTATGGGAGAAATGTATGTCCGGACTACATGGTGTTGAAACCATTGAACTGACAACAGGCACGGTTGCCGTGCAGACCATCTCCACGGCAGTGATTGGCCTGGTGGGGACCGCACCGGACGCCTCTGGTGGCCTGTGCGCTTCCGGCACTGCCGGATCGTGGCTGCTGGGAACGGCGCTGGATTTCACGGCGAAACAGGAAGGCAGGGCCGGCAATAAGATTTCGGTGGTTGCCGTCGCTGCCACAGAACAAAGTGCGCAGACTACGGCCGCGCTGGAAGGTATAACCCTGACGATAACGCTGGGGACGGACGAACACAGCCAGGTTAACGCCACGGTGAACAGTGTGACTGAAGCGGTGAATGCGCTGGGGGATTCGCCTGTGACGGCGGCTGTCAGCTCCCTGAATGCAGGAGGCGCTGAAAATAATGTGGTGTCGCCGTTCAGCCTGACGTTATCCGGCGGGGAAGATGAGGCGTTCCCGGTCAATACACCGGTGGTGGTGGCAGGGGCCATTACTCAGGCAGGGAAACTGGGCACAGCCGGAACATTATACCCGGCCCTGCGTGATATTTTTGACCAGACTGGTGCGCTGGTGATTGTTGTGCGCGCAGAAAGTAAAACAAAGGCGAAAGAGGGCGAACAGCGTGCGGCGGTGATTCAGGCCATGGAGGCGCTGACAGAAAGTAAGGGCGTGACAGGCTATCAACCGCGCATCCTCATTGCCACGGGGTACAGTGAGGATGATGGCGTGGCAAAGGCGCTGGAAACGTATGCCGCGAAGCTGCGGGCTGTGGCCTATATTGACTCGCCCTCAATGGCAACGCCGCAGGATGTGGTTCAGCGGCGCGCGTCATTTGGCGGGCGTGTGGAGCTGCTGCGTCCGCGCGTGTCAGTGACGGATGACAGCGGGCAAACGATATTTCGTCCATATTCGGCTCGTGCTGCCGGGCTGCGTGCCCGTATTGATTACGAAAAAGGGTGGTGGTGGTCCAAATCAAACCAGGACGTGATGAATATCACCGGTATGGAGCAGGTGGACACATTTATTCTCGGGGAGCAGAACTGCACGGCAAACCTGCTGAACATGGAAAATATCTCCACCATTATTCGCCATGACGGTTTTAAACACTGGGGGAACCGTCTGTGCACATCCCACAGTCAGTGGCGTTTTGAGCCGGTACGCCGCACTGCAGATGTGATTGAGGACAGCATCCAGGAGGCCATGCTGCCTTATGTCGATCGCCCGCTTGATCGGGATGTGGCAGACGACATTCTTGGCAGCATTAATGCCTATATGCGTCAGCTTAAAAATCTGGGCGCGATCCACGGTGGCAGTGCATGGCTGAACGATGAACTGAACACAGCAGAAACCCTGGCGGCAGGGCAGTTGTATATCGATTATGACTTTGGGCCGAAGTCACCACTGGAGCGCCTGACACTGCGGGCAATGATTAACAATAAACTGGCGCTGGAGGAACTGACGGTATGATGACGGGTGAAAAAAAACTGTTGCGCGCATGGGCGTTATTTCTTCCTGGCGGGATCCGCCTTCAGGGGGCGCATGAATACACGCCGCCTGCGATTAATATCACGACAGTGGATATCAAAACCGGCGCAATGGATGCACCGGTGGCAGTGGATGACGGCATGGAAGCGCTGACCTGTTCGTTTAAGATTTATGGTTATGATGTTGCCATGCTTACGCTGCTGGGATTACAGGCCGGGCTTTATTCGCCGGAGATCGTTGTCCGCCAGGGTTACCAGGTGGGGAATGCGACCAGCGGACAGGTGGAAACCCTGCAGGGAATGATCACCAGTATCACGCCGGATGCACGTCCGGCAACGTCACAGGCAGAGGCTTCGGTGACGGTGGAAATGTCGCTGAGTTATTACCGTCAGACTGTCGACGGTGTGGAAACCATCTGCATTATTCCGGAGGAATTTGTGCGTCGTATTAACGGCGTTAATGTTCTGTCAGATCTGAAAAAAATCATTCGGGTTTAATCCGGTGATCCTGCCATTCAGGCGGCTCAGGCCGCCTTTTCTTTTTTAAAGGAGATGCTTATGTCGGAAAAAAACAGTGTTCCTGCCAGCAGCGTGGAAATTGTGTTATCCGTGCCGTATGTCACCGCATCAGGACAGACGATCACACACATCACCATGCGTGCGCCTACCGTTCGCGATCGTCTGTTGCATCGCCGGAGCACTAAGCCGGAAGCAGAGGCCGATCTGGATATGATTGCCGGTCTGTGTGGGATGGACGCGGCAGACATGATGAATATGGAAGCGTGCGATTACCTGGCTCTGGAGCGGCAGTTTAATGTTTTTTTGCTGCCGCCGGTCCGGCGGAAGAAGAAAACATCCTGATGGCGATACGGCGCGCCGGTGCCTGGTTAGGGTGGTCTCCCGTGGATGTGATGGCGCTGCCGTATGAGGATTTTGTGACAATGATGCTGGCAGAGTCGGAGGAGAGGAAGCAACGTTATGGCAACGGTTGGCGATAACCTTAAAGCGAATATCCGGATCGGCGGCACGATAGATCCGTCGTGGAAAAATTCTGTTAATGGACTGAAAAAGGGCCTTTCCGGAGCCACGCGTGAAGTGGCTCGTCTGACACGCCAGCAGGACGTACTGAAACGAAAAATCCAGGCTGGCGTACTGGCTGGACAGGATATTACTGAACTGCGAAAGCAGTATGAAAAGCTGGGTAAAAAAATCCATAATGCCACCGCTGAGCAGGACAGATTTAACCGCGAACTGGCGCGTGCGGAACGTCTGGCTCGCTGGAAAGGGCGTGGAACGACAGCCCTGAAAGTGGGGGGCGGGCTTTCAGTCGGGGCAGGACTGACACTGGCAGGCGCTGCAGGTGCAGCACTTAGCCGGAACAGTGAAACGGCAGAGCGGGCAGGGATAGCCCGCAGTTATGGGGTGGATTATGAAACCTATGCGTCATGGGATTCTCTGGCCCGACTGATGGGGCTGAACGGTGAAAACATCGGTGATCTGTTTGAGGAGTACCGGAACAAGGTTTTTGACGATGATAATGGTGCCACGGATAAAGGGGCCATTCAGGAGGTCTTTGGAAAACTGGGACTGAAAGCCGGGGTGATGGCAGGGAAAAGTAACCAGGAGCAGGTCGAATTTTTATTTGATCGCTTACTGCAGGTAGAGAATGAACAGGTGGCAGCCGGGATGGCAGATGCGTTGTTCGGTGGTGAGGCCAATAAAATTCTGACCTGGATGCGTCTGTCAGGGAAAACTTACCGGGAGCTTATCAGTGAGCAGAAACGCTATAACCTGGTGACAAAGGCCGGGGCTGATGGTGCAGTTCAGGGACATGTGGCACTGTCAAATCTCCGTAATGTTCTGAGTTCTTCCATTGATGAAATCAGCGGACAGCTGGGTAATGAACTTGCCCCACGTATCCAACAGGTGACGGATGATCTTGCGGCCTGGTTTAAGGAGGGGGGCCTTGAGAAGATTCAGGCATTTATCCTTGATGATGCCCTGCCGGCGTTGATCGACTTGTCCGAGTGGATGTGGAAATTCGGAAAAGTTCTTGCAGGAATAACGCAGAAAGCCATTGAGTGGGGGCTGGCGGATGATTCGCGAGAGGACCGGCGAGAGGTGCTGGAATATCTGGCAAAAATGGGGTCGCCTGAGCTGGCGAGAGCGGTGGCGCAGAAAAACGGTCAGGGTGAATGGTTTGATGAACTGCTCAGGCAAAATCCGGACCTGACGAAACAGGTTGTACAGGCTTATAAAGACACTCGCGGTTATCTCCCCTGGAACCATGACGATAAAAAGTTTGATGCATTTCTCGATCCTTTGCTGGGACCGAAGGAAGAACCTGATTTTAAGGCGATAAAAGAGAAATCCCGCACCTACATTGACGGACTTCCTGCGGCTGGTCAGGGACAGGAAAATCCTGATCGCCTTTCAGCTCTCCAGTATACACCCGGCAGTATCAGCCAGGTGGAAGTAAAACCCACGTATCAGATACGGGCGGAATTCAACATTACCCAGAAACCTGGCGAGGATGCCGGACAACTTGCAGACAGGGTGATGAAAAATCTGGGGGATATTAATTTTGGCCAGCGTTCCCGTATGACTGATGGTTATGAATCCTGGGGGTGAAGATGGTGGATTTACTGGGCTGGGGCGTAAACCGGCTTGAGCGCGAAGCATGGGACGCAGTGGGCTCATTAACGGAGGTGGCTTCCCGCGTCATGCTGTCGTTTGGTGAGTTTGAATTCAGTATCGATACGGCAGCGTATAACGCCATGAAGCGCACGATGGAATGGCGATGGGATGAACAACAGCTTATCGGAAAAAACGACCTGCTGCAGTATACCGGCAAGGGGGCCAGAACGATAACCCTTGAAGGTATGGTGCATGCGGGATTTCGTGACGGTGTGGGAATGGATGCCCTTGATACACTGGTTCAGATGGTGGATGACAATCCGGCCCCGCATCTTCTGGTCTCGTGCACAGGTGATGTGATGGGGTATTTCGTGGCAACCGCCTATTCAGATAACACCACCTCCTTTCTTCCCGGCGGTGCGCCAAAGAATAAAACGTTCACTCTGGAGCTGAAATACTATGGCGAAAAACTGGCGGACCACTGACGGCGATATGCTGGATGACATCTGTCAGAGGCACTATGGCAGTGCCGGGCTTAACCAGTCACTGGCGGCGGTACTGGAGGCTAATCCGGGGCTGGCTGACCTTGGTCCGGTCTGTCCGGCGGGAGTGGAAATCGTGTTGCCGGACTGGGTATATGAACCGGAAGTGAAGGAGACGTTTCAGTTATGGGAGTGAATGAGTATCAGCCGGATTTCAGTCTGACAGCGGAAGGTCAGGATATCACGAAGGAAATAAAACGAGGTCTGGCTGAGCTGCGATATACCGATAATGGTGCTGGCACAAAGCGGTCCGATGAACTGATGATAACGCTGTTCAGTGAGACGCTGGCGTTGCCCCCGAAAGGCGCGGTGCTAACGCTGGGACTGGGGTTCAACGGAAATCTGGTAAATAAAGGCAGCTTTACCGTCTGTCAGGTGGCAAGTGGTGGCCCTCCCCGCCGGATCACCATTTATGCCACCGCAGCCCCCATGAATGCGTCAAAACATGGCGCGGACGTGACCGCACTGAAAACCCGCGCTTTCAGTGATATCTCGCTGGGAGACCTGGTAAAAACCATCGCCACTGAAAATAATCTGGTGGCGCAGGTATCACCGGCGCTGGCTGGTATTCATATCCCGTGGGTGATGCAGTCATCAGAATCTGATGCAGCCCTCCTGTCCCGCATTGCAGGTATGTACGGTGCCACCAGTAAACCGACCAGTGGCTACTGGTTGTTTCTGGAATACGGGGCATCACAGAGTGCAGGGGGCAGAAATGCCCCTGAGATAACCATTACGCCGGGTATGGTATCAGACTGGGATTATCGTGAAGGTGAGCGACAGGGCGCTGCGGGTGGCGGGAAAGATGGGAAAGTGGGTGTCCGGTATTTTGATGCCCGTGACGGACGCACACGTGAAGTTAAAGTTGACGTGGAGTCAACAGATAAGCGGCATCCGTTTACCCAGCCTGACCAGGGCACCGCAAAACACTGTGCAGAGTCGAAGGTTAAACGTGTGCAGAAAGCCGGACGCCTGATGACGATAACGTTGCCCTGCAGACCGGAACTGCTGAAAGCGGGGGCGGAGGTGCGTTTTATCACGCAGGGATTTGGTGTGCGTGAGGACCATTACTGGCAGGCTGAATCGGTGGAGTTTTCACTGGCACCGGGGCAGGGATTTTCGCTGAATCTGTCGCTGACCACGGATATTTCCGCGAAAGGACAGGCATCAGGGAAGAAGAACGCGGATAAAAAAGGTGTCAATTATTTTGGTTAATTTTTTTAAATCAGGAAATTAAAAATGTCTGTATTAATTTCGGGTGTGCTGACGGATGGTGCGGGGCTCCCCTTGTCCGGATACCATATTATTCTGAAAGCCTGGCAAAATACATCCGCAGTGGTCATGAGAACGGTGGCAACAGTGGTGACAGGGCCGGCAGGAGAATATGCATTTGAAGCCCAGACCGGAAGATATGATGTTTATCTTCGTTCGTGTATTGAAAGAGAATATTGCGTCGGTGATATTTCGGTTTACGACGACTCAAAGCCCGGCACACTGAACGACTTTCTGACCGCCCTCGATGAAGGCGATTTAAAACCGGATGTAGTGAAACGCTTTGAGGAAATGGTGGCGCAGGCGCAGCAGAGCGCGGAAGCAGCAGCGGAAAGCGAGCGACAGGCCGGGCAACATGTCGCTGATGCGCAGAAGATAAAGGAAGACTGCGAGACGCTGGCGGATAACGTACAGCAGAATGCAGAAGCCGTTGCCGAAGACAAAAATCAGGTGGCGCTGCTGGCATCATCTGCCACACAGGATGCGGCCCGCGCAGAGCAGGCTGTCAAGGATGCCGACACGATAGTCCGGAAAGCGGTCGATAAACTTGCTGATGCTGCAACGCTGACCGGCGAGGCAAAAGCCAGTGCCGAAGCTGCCGCACAAAGCGAACAGAATGCGGAAAATCACGCTGATAATGCAGCACAAAGCGCACAGCAGACCGCGCAGGATGTGGAGGCAACGGTCACCGCCCGTGATGATGCGGAACGTTTTGCGGGTGAGGCAGAAAACAGCGCACAGTCATCAGGCACATCGCGGGATGAATCAGTCGATGCCGCCGAACGTGCCCGCCTTTATCATAATGCCGCATCATCAGCTGCAACCAGCGCGGAAAATGCAGCAAATGCTGCACTCGGGCATGAAAATAACGCTGCCGAATACGCCCGACAGGCTAAAGACAGCCAGGATGCAGGTGCAGACAATGCGCAGGAAGCGAAACAGTACAGGGATGAGGCGCAGCAGATAGTTGATGACCTGAATGCAACAAATGCCAGCACGACAGAAAAAGGTCTGGTGCAACTGTGTAGTGATACGGACAACGACAGCGATGAACTGGCTGCCACGCCAAAGGCTGTCAAAGCCGTCATGGACGAAACGAAAACAAAAGCGCCACTGGACAGCCCGGCCTTCACCGGCACCCCAACCACCCCAACCCCACCGGATGATGCCGCCGGTCTGGAAGCAGCGAACGCAGCGTTTGTGCGCAAACTGCTTGCTGCGCTGGTTGGCTCATCGCCGGAAGTTCTGGACACCCTGAACGAGCTGGCAGCGGCGCTGGGCAATGACCCGAACTTTGCGACGACAATCACAAACGCGCTGGCAGGCAAACAACCGCTTAATGACGTCTTAACGGCAATCAGCGCACTGACGCAACGGGCAGATAATCTTCTGTACTTCAATACAGACGGGAATGCCTCACTGTCTCTGCTGTCAGAGAAGGGCCGCGCATTGCTGGCGCATGACACGGCTGAAGCCATGCGCACGGAGCTTGAGCTGAGCGCGGCTGCGACGATGGAACCCCAGAGTGATATCCGTGACCGCACACCGGGCAGGCTGGCCCTGTCCGGGATGTATGGGTTTGGACAGGCATTCACCAGCGCCGAAGCTCTGTCATTTAACGGACAGGCTGATTTCGTTATATGGCTGCAGACAGTCACCCCGGGGCGTTATGCGGTCAGTATTGCGGACTCCTCCACGCTGCTGGTGGGCACCACGAAATTTAACGGTATCATTGATGTGATGTGGTCACCCTCTGATAACGATGGTTCAGACTCAGCGCGTAAATTCAAAATGCTGCTGTACTACAACCAGTATTACGAGGATGAGCACAGCATACATTGTATGCGTTATCGCTACAGTGGTAACAGCTGGAATGCAACATCAAGCCTTATTGTGTATGACGGTAGCTCACTGGCGTACTTGTTGTCCAGGACGGCGGGGTCAGGCTCATATTACAAATACCCGGCCGTCGGTGTGCCGATAATGGCGGTATATCAGGGGGAGAGTTTTGGTGCAGATGTGTCTCTGGGGCTCGGTGATACTGTGCCGGGTTCCCGTCTTGGCCCTCTGGCCATGAGTGCACGGATTAGCGATACAGGGACATACCAGTCCTCACCGGTGGCTGTGATTGGCGGTGCCGGTGAATACAACTTCCCCGGTCGTTACGCGGCGCTTTCGGGGACCCGCATTAGTCACGATACAACGCGTGGCTATATTGGCCTTTTTGTACGCATTGAGTAATGAGGAAATCAGGCATGAAAATCAGAGCGGTGAAAGGCATCAGAAACGCACATTATCTTGAAAATGGTGCGGTTGACTGCGAGGTGTTATTTGAAGGTGAAACGGAGTTCGCCCTGTATACTGCCATACAGGATGATATGGCCCCGACAGGCCAGCATGTCTGGCAGGAGCTGCAAAGCGGGAAATGGGGCGAAATCGCCCCGTTCACTGTCACGCCGGAACTTATTGCAGCGGCAAAGGATGCCAAAAGGCGGGAAATTGAGGCATGGCGCGACAGTCAGGAAAACATTGAGTTTATTTTCACGTTTGATGGCCGTCGTTTTGATGGCGGAAAAACCTCGCAGTCACGCCTTGCCCCCGTGGTTGCAGCAGCACAGGCCGGACTGCTTCCGGATGGTTTTTTCTGGACTGATGCGGATAATAACAACGTCGTACTGACCAGGGAGAAACTTATTGCGCTGAACGATGCCATGATGGTGGCCATGGTGACGGAGGGTTTTAAAATCCACGAACGTCAGCGGGAGATGAAAGAGGAACTGAATAATCTTGATGATTTACGCTCAATCCGAGCGTTTGACGTTACGCAATAA